ATAAGCTACTTCCCATACTTCTAATCCAGCTGTTACCTGCAGAAAAACCGGCAGGCCTTCCTACTTTTAGACCAGCTGGAAGGCTTTTTGTAAAAGCTATTGTGCTACCCAATCTAGACTTTAAACCGCTTGTCTCCAGAAAGGATTGCCTAAAATATGCTGCAAAAAACATTTCAAAGGTTCTGTCAAAACTATCTCTTGTTGCAGCGCCTCCAGGATTTTCTACACGAATTGGTCCTTTTGTAAAAACTGTTTTTCCTCCATCTTCAAATACGAGCACTGAAGATTTTTTGGGGGTAATTGTGACTCCAATACCTTCTTCCATTACCCTGGCCTTATCGTAAAAAGGCTCTCTCGAACCATTCTTTACACTCTGAGATTGCGTAAATTTGTAGTTAAAAGAAAGTCCTATAGAGCTAATTGTATAGTTAATATCAAAAAGTCTGGCTGCTGGGCTTCCTGTTTGATACCATTCATAAACGTGATGAAGTGCTTCTGGGTTAGTTCTTGCATTAGAATCAACAAACATTTCTAAAATCTCTTTTGTTTTTTCTCCTAGAGTTGCCAAGAATAGGGGCATACTTGCTTTTGCCCCATCAACAAATCCTTCAGAATAAGAAACAAGATTTATCATTTCTCTTGCAAATTTTTTATCAACATCAAATCTTACAGAAATCATACGTCTAGCTCCTGATTTTCTGATCTTTTAAGAACTACCCTGTAATGCTCTATTCTTCCAAACGGATTCATGAATGGCTGAATTGTTGCTATTTCAAACAATGTTCCCTTGTCTGACCTTGGCCCCCCAGATTCTTTGTAAACCAAGTTACAATGTTTGTCAACAATATTAGTTATTAAAATATTCGTCGTTTCAAAATTTTCATCCATGTAGCTTAGCCTAATGTCTTCTTTAAATCTACCTATTAAAAGTTGGTCTCTAGTAACAAGAACGTTGGGGTCTAATTCTTTTTTTATAGAGCTTCCGGCAGATTCAACATTACAATATACGCTACGATCAAAATTCCAAGTCTTATCTATCTGACCATATGCAGATTGATCAACAATTGGATAAAAGATTTGTGCCTGCATGGGGTAGCGAAAATCTCCAGTATCGCAACTCATTTAAAAAACTCCTGGAGTGTACATTGGTTGCTTGTATTTAGAAAGAATTTTGTCTACTACTATATTCCCAGTACCCGAAAAAACAGCCTCATCCATTTTAATTTGATATTGATCGGTGCGATATTCCTTAACATACTTGTTGTAATATTCCATTCTGCCACAAGCAATGTCATCAATAAGAAGCTCTGTTGCTCTTACAATATCTGAGGGAATAGAAGTGAAGCCAAAAGTCACTAGAATTCTGTAGTCAAAAGTTCTTGGGAATCCGCGATAATAAAACTTTACGTCATAAATGTCAGATGAAGCCATAGGTACGGCAAGCTGTGCACCTTCTAGCCTGTTGATCTGATCAGCATATGTCTCAACAATCGCAGTTTTATCTTTTGTAAGCTCATATGAGGTCAGGTAGTCATCGGGATTTGAAGCGTCATACATTAAGACATTGTTCTCGTAGAGCTTTAAAACCTTGTTTACGCGCTTCCAGACGGGTATGTAGTCTGATCCAATGCCTGTTGTCTGAATATACTTTTTACGATAGTAGAATCCATCGTCAATGATTGAATCAATAATTGCCCTGGCAATTTCTTCGTTCTTGCGATACTCTGCAATCTCTGTTGCAGTCTCACCCTTAGTTGTAGGATCTACATATGGGCGGGTAACTGTAAAGTAATACTCTTCACTGTCTACGGTAACAGTGTAAGAATTGTCATATTCGGATGGTAGTGCAACAGTAAGCTTTCCATCAGAATCAGAGGTAGCGGTTCCTTCAATAAGATGATGATCAACATCATCCAAAATGGTATAGTCATATTCAGTAGAAGCGGTTAGACCAGAAATGCTTGCATTAGTAGCAAGCGAAGGAACTCTTAAAATATCCATAATTAAAGACCATACTCCCTAGCAATTTCTTCTGGAGTGGCTTCTCTAATGTGGTCACGAGTAAGCCACTTTTCAGCAGCATCTCTCTTTACGATATTGTATCCTGTCAATACTTTACCGACCCCTGGCAAATACACATTCTTTGTTGAATGAATAGCTATCTTGTCGTACTCTTTCTTTTCTACAATCTTTTTATCTTCTGATTGATTGATTTTTCTTGTACCAGTGCCAATTGCACCAGTTTCAGTCTGAGCAATAACCTGCATTTTTTTCTTTTTTGACCCCTTAGATCCTGTAATCAAATTATCTTTTTGAAAGTTTTTAGGAACAGGGTTTTTCTTTTCGGTCATCATTCCTCCTGAAATAATTATATCAGCTAATTGAAAAGGGGGCAGAGCCGAAGCCCTGCCCCCTAATCGGGATATTCAGTTAGAATTAACTTTCAGCGTTTGCATCACCGTATGCAATTGCGTCTTCTTCCTCCCACTGGATTCCGAAGCGGACGAATACTGTGTATTCAATTGTGTCCTTCTTTGCAACATACTCACGGTTGACTGTGATGTCACGCTGGAATCCCCAGATACGGTTCTGTGGGAACGTGAGATCAACATAGTCTGCTGGGTAGTATGGAACCTCCATGACATCAATTCCGAGAACACGAGTTGTACGTGCTCCACCGAATGTCTGTCCAACACCGTCAAGGTAGGACTGGGCGTTTGCCTCAGTACCAGAAACCTGTCCGGCGAATGCTTCAGCAATTGCGTCAGCAAGTGTTCCGTTATTCTGCAGGATGCCCTGGAACGCGTCGGTACCAGCGTAGAACTTAAGGTTGTTCTTAAGTGCGCGGTACTTACGTGGCATAGCAAGAATAATATCCTGCATAACCTCTGGAGTCCATGCATCGTCAGTAACTGTAACGGCAGCTTCGTGAGCGTCACCTGTAGTTGCAGTGTTGACGAATCCATCCATAATTGAAAGGAAGTCTCCAGTTGTTCCATCACCATTAATAGCTAGATCCTCGATGTCATTTGCAAATGCATTTGTCATCAAACGAACTAGGTGGTCTTCAAGTGCAGCACCCTCGATGTTATCTTCGAGTGCCTCGCTTGTGACCTCCCAGTCGAGACGAATCTTTTTTGTTGTTAGCTCAACCTTGCTGAAGGTTGCACCAGTATTGGTGTAGCTACCAAGACCCTGAGCAGCAGCACGAATAACACGCTCACCAACGTTAACTTTCTCAAGTTCCATTGTGTTGGCACGCATAGTTACACGACGACCGTCTTTGGCGAGAACTGTTCCGTCCCAGACGTAGTCGATAAAACGACGAGCCTGCTCTGGACGAAGAATACCGCTTGCAGCGTCACCCGAAGGATTTACGGCATTTGGACCAGTTGTTAAACCAAACTCAGCGGTTGGAATGTTGCCAAGTGTATCAGCTCCAGGGTTGGAGATATCTCCAATGCCACCAGAAGCGAAGCCACCTTGTGCTTGATATGCACCTGGTGCTGGATCTCCGATTCCGCCGTCACTGGGCTGATTCTTCTTAATCTCTTCCGACATTTGTCACCTCCTAAGTGATTTTTACTTATCTAAACAAGTCGGCAGTTTTGAGGAAACGACCGCCCCATAGGGATTTCTCAACCATCTCAGGTTGATCCTGTACGATCTCGCCTAGATCGCCAGACTTACGGAAAGCTGTGTCTTGCTCTACTGCGTCAACACGCTTTCCAAACTCATCAAAACGCTCAGTGGCTTCACCAAGGTTTTGTTTTGTTGCAGAAACTTCTTCAGAGACGGCACCGATTGATTTCTTCAATTCGGCAATCTCGTTGTTAAGGAATTTAACAGTTTCTGTTAGATCGCTAAAGGCTGATGTAAGAGTGTCCTTAATTTCAGCAACTGCATCAACAGTTACATCATCGGACTTAGATACCTCTTCGGACTCATCAGATTTCTTAGCTTCATCCTCTTCCTCTTCGGAATAGGCTTTTTCAGCTTCTTCTTCATCCTCTTCTTCCATCTTGTCTTTCATGCCCTTTTTGGACTCGTCATCCATATCTTCGGACTTTTCAAGATTAGAAGTGGCGGCATCTGCCTCTGGAGCGACCTCATCTGACTTCTCTTCAACCTCTTCAGGAATTACCTCTTCGGCTTTTTCTGTTAGGTCTGTTGTTTCATCAGTCATAGGACTTACCTCCTCTGTCATCTTAACTGTATTAATGCCTTTAGCACCATCAATTAAGAACTTTATCATTTCCTTTTTTTCGTTATCATTTTTTTCAACGAAACCTATATTTTGCATTGGCTCACCAGTGTTGGGACTTAGCTCTGCCTCATTCTCAGAAAGAAGGACGAGGTCAGACTCGGGATCCCAAAACACGTTTTCGATTTCCGTGTCAGCATCGATGCCTTTTAGAATGTCTACCCCGTCAACCTTTTCAACTGAAAGAATACTGGCAAACTGATTGGCTGGTGAATCAACCAAAGAGAGTTCCACTAGATCGTATTCTTTAATGACGCGAATCTCAGATTCCATCTTTTCATCGTATGCGTCATCCCAATTGAGCATTTTTCCCCCAATGGAGAAACCTGTGTAAGTGCCATCGAGAACTTTTTCCCAGGCATCTTGTGCACCTTTAGAAACGTATGCAGAAACATAAACTCCACGATAGAATTTGTTTGCCTCTGGGTCAAAATACTTTTCTTCTTTAAAGTTTACCATTTTGCCGATGGCTGATGGCTGGTGCATTTCACGAATGTTACCACGAAACTTTTTGAAAGCTTTCATGCTTGCTTCAGCAGTGACAATGTCACTTTGTTTATCTACATTGTCCAAAGTGGCGAATCCAGATACGGTTCGCTTCTCTCGATCAATTTTTGAAAATGGCATGGAAAGACGGACGGCATCACCGTCAGTATTCCAACTAGCTTTTGCAATAGTCATACTTACTCCATTATATAACCATTTTTTATAAAAATGTTATAATTAGAGATTAGTCGCTAGCTGCACCTTCACCTTGTGCATTACGACCATCTATAGTGGCAGGACTATCAGCTTGATTATTAGCTCTCTCCGTGTCCCGTTCCCTGTTTTGAGCTGTGTTAGCTCTCATATCAGTTGCCTGCCTGGGAGACATCACAAAGGGATTGTCTCCGTCTGGTCTTTGTGGCAACCCAAGCTGTTCTCTGGCTTCGTTGGGGGTCATTACTTGAGTTTTAACATACTTTTCGATAATTTGAGATTGAGCAATTTCATCAGTTAGAGTAAGCTCATTAAATTTAAATTCTACAATATCTGTTTGTTCTTTTACGACTCTGTTAATAATTTTTTCCAAATTACGCTGTGCTGGCCTTGATACCTGCTCTTTAAATGTGCGATCTTGTGCCAAGGCTGCGGCAATAGATGATTTATCACCACCGCCAATTTTAGATAGTGGCACTTGATGTGCAATAAGAATGTCGTCACGATTTTGTGTGCGGTATTCTTTAAATGATGCTTCCTGTACCCCATTCTCAATAGGATCCATCTTAAACTCAACTTTGTTGCTGTCTGAATCGCCAGGTAGCGGGATATAGAGAGTTCTGTGTGATTGCCCCTTAAGGTTTGTCTGAAGGAATCTAAAAAGCTTGTCCTCAGCATCAGCAGATAGCTTTGCACCTTTAAGTGTCACAACGTAACGAGGAACTGCCTTATTGCCAAAGTAATCGATGTTGTATTGTGATGCTAGCTGATCCCCCTGCAAAGAAGTAATTGCAGACATAATATCTGGAACGCCATAGAATGTGTTTAGTGGTGAATATTCTTTATAGTGAATGATTTCGTTTGGACGTGGATCAGTTGTAATTGGGTTTTGGTTCTTTGCCCCGAAGTTTCTAAAGTAAACAACTTTCTGTCCAATAATTTGTACAAAACCATCACGTAGTCTGCGAACACGCATGGTTGTAGATGGAATATGTCCAATATAGCCGATACGTCCGCTGGTTGTTCTTCCTACTTCTAAATATCCATTACCAGTTGCTTGCACATCGGTGTAAAATTTTGTGAGTGTTTCTGTGAACGACTCTTCATCGTTCATACTTTCAATCCACTCACGAAGTTCGATCTTTGTTCTTTCAATTCTTTTACGAGCGCGAGCTAGAGCTTCTGGATTTTCTTGATTTTCTAACTTAAACATTGTGCTTTTCGAAACATCAAAATCATAGCCAAGTCCGACAATGTTTTCTACCTTTGCATCAATGGCTGCGTGATTAGCAAAAGAAGTGTCGTAATAATTAGCAAGTTCGTATAGATTCCATGGCGGGGTAATAACATCAAATAGTCCGTATCCATTACGAAAAACATCACCAGGATTGATTTCTTTTGACTTTGCCCCGTCAATTCCAGAGGGAGTAGCCATTGCGCTATCAAGGTAGTTTTGGGTTGGTGGCATGTCAAGAGTCTTTGCCATTCTGGTAGAACGACGTTTAAAGTTACTGTCTAGCCCCTGAAAGTTTTTAATATCTTCCCAAGCTTTGTTGAAGGGATCTTGTTTTTTAAATGCGTCCTCTTGATTTTCTGGCTCAGGAACGCTTGCTCCGACAATATACTCTGACACTATCCTTCATCTCCGTGAGTCTTTAAAGTTTGCTGAGCTGCGTGTACAGCACCTAGGTCGTTAAGGTTAGGAATAAGACCTTCCTTCATCCTGTCAACCTGTTCTTCATATTCTTCATCAGAAACTCGATTGAGGCCAGAAAAGAAAACTGGCTGTCCGTCAGGCTCTCCATAGTGAGTGGCTGCAGCTTTTAGTTCTGCAAGCTTAGAAATGTCACCTTTCATGGAAGGAATGTTTAGAATATTGCCATTTCCATCTGTAAACCACTTACCATTGGCTTTTTTCCATACGTAAATACCCCAGTCATACCCTTTATCAATAAAGGTGACCTTAGATTTACCGATTTGATCATTATCGTGGTCAGCCATGGTTACAATTATAACACATTAGACTGCTTTAGTGGTAATTGTCTGTACAGAAAGATCTTGATAAACAGAATACCTGTACTCTTCTGCACCTAAAGAAATGTCATCTCCTGAGATTAACTTGTTTGTTCCAGTATAAATGTTGTATAGTCTTCTCATATCTACCCCGATATAGTTTTCTTCGGAATATTCTGCGTAAG